ACCGTACAGGGTGTTGTACCTATTGCCAGACGCATGCAACGATCCTGCGCCCACGACAAAGCCTGATGACTTGAAGTCGATGCCGGGGTACTGCGGCAGATTGGTTACGAGAGCGAGGCCCTCGTCGCACTTGAAGTATAGGTGCTTTGATCCGCCGCCACTGCCCGTCTCGACAATCAGGCCCGCGCCCATCACGTCTGGGTAATCCTCGACAAGACGCGCGTATGATTCGACGCCTCCATTGCGGGCGTCCACATCGATGACCAATAGTTTATAAACTAGAACGCCGTAGCCTGTGGCGAAGTTCCCAAGCTCTTCTTGCACTTCGAGCTGGTCTTCCGACCACTCAGGCGTGTAAGTCCAGTTAGCGGTAAGGGGGTGCTTACCTGCGGCCTTGCAATCTTTATGGTTACATCCACAGGTGCCGTCTCGGCGAACTGGATGAAGCCCAAAAACGCGATGACCCGCCTCCCAAAAAGCGCGGTACAGCATTTATTAATCTTTCTGACGAAACAAATAATCTATTAGCTTTTCAAGTGTTTGGAGCGTTGGATTTGTATTTTTCCCGGCCGCAATTGCCCTGATGGTATTCTCGTGCAGACCTGTTTGAGTAGCGACTTTTGCTAAGTTTCTATCAGCCAAGGCGCGACGTATGCGCTCGAGCGGGTAATCTTGGTATTCCATTTTGTTAGCCCCTATTCCACATTGAGGTGTTGACAATCACACAATCATCCCTGTAATGTCAACCCCGTTGAAAGAAGAGGAGTGTGCCAATGGGCATTTTAGATAGCATATCGAAACCGGTTGATCGTCCGGTACTTGTAACGATCTGTGGTGACAGCGGCATGGGTAAGACCACACTGGCTGTCACGTTCCCAAAACCCATCGTGATTCGTGCGGAGGATGGCTTACAAGCTATTCCGACAAACATGCGTCCTGATGCGTTTCCTATCTTGACTGGCCCAGAAGATCTTTGGGAGCAGCTTAAGGGATTGATCAATGAGCCTCACGATTATCAGACCGTGATCATTGATTCGGTGACGGCGCTTGAGCGTATGTTTACGCAATGGGTAGTCGATACTGACCCGAAAAAGCCGCGTGGCATTCAGCAGGCTCTAGGCGGTTACGGCGCAGGCCGTGACGCGGTGTCTGGGATGCACCAGCGGTTGCGTAAGGCGGCCGGCATTCTGGCTGATAAGCGTGGCATGAATACTGTGTTCATTGCCCACGCGGACACGGCACGGATCGAGCCACCGGATGATGATGCTTATATGCGTTACACGCTGCGGCTTCATGAGAAGAGCATGCCTGCCTATGTCGACGACGTCGATGTAGTTGGGTTCCTAAAGCTTGAAACCTTCACGACGGGTGACGGTGAGAAGAAGAAGGCCATTAGTGATGGCACTCGCATTCTGATCACTTATGCCACGGCGGCGAACGTCAGTAAAAACCGTTACGGGATATCAGAACCTATTACGGTCAAGATTGGCGAAAACCCGTTGACAGAATTTATTCCGGCATTACGCCCCGTTGTAACAAAGAAGGACAAGTCTAATGGCTGATTTTTGGGAACTCTCAGACGGCGATGATATCGTCAAGACAGGCGGCAAGTTTGAAACTGGTGGCGGTTCGATTGAGCCAATTCCAGATAAAACGGATGTTGTGGCTGTTATTGACGAGGCGCGCATCGAAACTAACCAACAGGGGCTGCGATACATCTCGTTGAGATGGTCGATTGTTGCTCCTGCAGATTATAAAAACCGTAAGGTGTTTCAGAAATTGTGGGTTTACGACGAAGATCCGCAAGCTAAGAACCCTGTACAAAAGCGTGATAAGGCGAAGAAGATGTTGTTCGCCGTCGATACTAATGCTGGTGGCCGTTTGAAGGCATCAGGCAAGGCTCCAAGCGATGATCTGTTACAGGCCACGCTGACGAACAAGCCTATGCAGATCAAAGTCATGCTGATGAAGCGTGACGATGGCACTGGCATGAACTGGATCTCATCTGTCGCACCTCGTAGTGGTGGGGCTGCCACGATTACTGCAGCGGCTGCTCCCAAGGCTGCTGCGGTCGAGATCGACGATGAGGTGCCTTTCTGATCAAGAAAGGCGTCGGGGGCGGTCGCAAGGCCGTCCCCATTTTGACACGCGGCTGGTGGGGAAAGCAGACCCACTAACAATTTATGGGTAAAAAGAAACCAGTTACGAACGCCCATACTCAAGGCTAAACGCTGGTGGTGCAGCGAGTTTAGATTCTGAGTCACACCAAAGATCGTTGAGGTTTCAGTCGGGGTAGCGTCCGACCCGCGTGACCAAAAATAAAGGGATAATGATGGAACAACGTAGCGAAGAATGGTTCAAAGCCCGCCAAGGGCGTGTGACGGGATCGGCCGTAGGAGCCATTCTCGGTGTGTCTCCATTTACTAAACGCAGTGACGTGATGCGCCGCATGGTACGCGACTGGCATGGAGCGCCGAGCGAGTTCACGGGCAACATCGCAACCGACTGGGGTACAATGAACGAGGATGGTGCCATTTCGCAATACGAAATGAAGACGGGCAACAAGGTCGAGAAGTGCGGATTTTATACGAGAGAGGATTGGTTGGGTGCGAGCCCAGACGGTCTGATCGGCATCACTGGCTTGATTGAAGTGAAATGTCCGTTTGGCTTGCGTAGCAAGGATCCGCCTGTTTTTAAGACAGCTAAGATGCAAGTTCATTATTATAGCCAGATGCAGATACAGATGTACGTGACGGGCCGCGAATGGTGTCACTTTTACCAGTGGGCTCCAAAGGGAGACGAGCTAGAAACAGTGCAGTTTGACAAGCCATATGTGGATACGGCTTTGATGGCACTGAAACGGTTCTACGATGAATATTTAATAGAGCGCGAAAAACCAGAGAAGTATTTAGATGAACAAAATTAGCTTGGATGGCAGATTAAAATCTCTGAAGCCATGCAGAAAATGTGGATGCGTAGAAGGACAAATTCATCCATCGGTCGGCCCTCATGGGTATGCCATACGATGTGACGGTTGTGGTTTCTTTCTAGGCTAGCTTCAAAAAAATTATTCAGATCGTTTAAAAGAAGAATTAGGCATTGATCATGGGCAAGAGATCAACATTCAAACGCCACAAGCTTGATCTTTATTCAACGCCGGAAGAGGCGGTGCTACCGCTTCTTAAGCATTTGCAACCAAACACGTATTATGCGGAGCCATGTGCGGGTGACGGTGCGTTGATTAAGATTTTGCAAAAGCATGGCCACAAATGTGTAGCGGCTTATGATGTCGAACCACGGCACAAGATCGTGCAGCAAGCCGACGCGGTATTTTTGAATAAGGATGACATGAAGCGCGCCGATGTGGTGATCACAAACCCACCGTGGGGGCGTGACGTGCTTCACCAGATCATCGAACGCAGTGGTTTTTGGGGTCCAACGTGGTTGTTGTTTGATGCGGACTGGATGCATACGCGGCAGGCTATGCAGTATTTACCAAAGTGTAAAAAGATTGTGTCGATCGGCCGCGTTAAGTGGTTTGGCAGCACGGCGGGAAAAGACAATTGCTGCTGGTATCTGTTCGACGAGCAGCCAACTGAAACGATATTTATAGGTCAATAATGTTACGTGATTATCAACAGACCAGCCACGACGCGATCATAGCGTGGATCCGCAAGACGACTGAACCTTGCATGATTGAGGCCGCTACAGGTGCGGGCAAGAGCCACATCATTGCGGCATTGGCGCAGACGATCCACGAGATGTCGAAAGGCAAGCGCATCCTATGCTTGGCACCAAGCGCCGAGCTTGTGATCCAGAACAGCGAGAAGTACGCGTTGACGGGTAACCCATACTCGATCTTCTCGGCGAGCGCCGGGTCAAAATCTTTGCAGCATCCGGTAGTGTTTGCTACGCCTATAACGGTCCACAATCGGATCAGAAAATTTGGCAACCAATTCGCCATGGTGATCATCGACGAGTGCCACGGGATTACGCCGACGATTAAGAAGATCATCTGGGCCATGCGGGAGGAGAACCCGCATCTCCGCGTGGTCGGCATGACAGCAACGCCCTATAGGATGGGGTCTGGTTATATCTTCGCACAATGGGCGGATGGCAAACCAGTGCCTGAGCATGAGGCGGATGAACCTTACTTTGCCGCCTGTGTTGATCAGATTACAGCGCGGCAGCTGATCGCCCGTGGTTACCTTACCAAGCCCGTTGTGGGGCAGATCCACGCCGAGAGCTATCACACACTGGATATGAAGTTGAATAGCCGTGGGCAGTTCGACGCGGCCGATGTCGATCGGGCGTATGTGGGATTGGGCAGGACAACGTCGGACATTATCGCAGACGTGGTTGCACAGGCCAAAGAGCGCCAAGGAGTGATGATCTTCGCCGCGACGGTACAACATGCCTATGAGTGCTTTGCCAGTCTCCCACAGGAGCTTTCTGCGATCGTGACGGGCGATACGCCGAGAGAGGAGCGCGCGGACATCATAGCTCGTTTTAAGGCGCGTGAGATTAAGTACATCGTGAACGTGTCGGTGTTGACGACTGGATTTGATGCGCCTCATGTGGATTTGATCGCAATGCTACGCGCGACAGAATCGGTCGGCTTGTTGCAGCAGATCATCGGCCGTGGTTTGCGGGTCAGCGATGGGAAGGACGATTGCCTGATCCTTGACTATGCCGAAAACATCGAGCGGCATTGCCCAGACGGTGATTTGTTCGACCCGACCATTAGGACGATCAAGTCCAAGGAAGAGGCTGTCTACATCAAATGCACGTGCCCATTATGCGAGGCTGAAAATGAGTTCAAGGCAAGACCAAACGACACGGGATATAACGTATCACCCAGCGGATACTTTTGTGACCTTGATGGTAATCCAATTCCATCGGAATACGGAGATGTGCCGGCACATTACGGTCGTCGTTGCGGCAGTCGAATATTAATCGGCGGACAGCTCGTCCAATGTGCGTATCGATGGACAGCAAAGGAGTGCCCGCACTGTGAGGCTGACAACGACATAGCGGCTAGGTACTGCGCAGAATGCAAGGGCGAGATTGTCGACCCGAACGAGAAGCTTCGCGCCGCGTTTAATGAGAAGAAGGGCGACCCTACTCGGCGTCAGACAGACAAGGTTTTGAACTGGGAAGTTGCAAGCACGATCAGCCAATCGGGCCGAGAATGTTGGCGCATTAACGTGACGACGCCATATAGGACGTTTGCGTTCTGGGTATTCAAGGCACCAACGTGGTCGTCAGGTTTCCAAGACAGAGCCGCGTTTCTTGGGCTAGGCGGCAAGCCACCTGAGACGATCACATACCAGAAAGACCCTAATACGAAGTTCTATAAGGTTCACGCTTACAATCGGAGGGCGGATGAAATTCCCCAGTGACATTTTGGTTTATGGCGACATGAGCTTCCGCGGCGAATGTCCGAGCGAGACGCTCGAGCAGGTAACGTTTTTTTCAAGGCTGCGAACTTGGTATAGTGAATCGTATGGGCTAATTGCTTTACACCCACGCAACGAAGGACAAAGGACGTGGTCAAAGGCGGCGTTTGAGAGGGCGGAAGGCATGACCAAAGGAGCATCGGACGTTATAATCCCTGGCGATCCCGCATTCGTTTGTGAAATTAAACGCCGGGATCATACGAAGTCTAAATGGCAAGATGGACAACAGGAGTATTTAAATGCAGCGCAAAAAGCAGGGGCGTTCGTCTGCATCGCGCTCGGAGCGGACGCAGCTATCGATGCTTTCGCAGACTATTTGGCCGAACGGGGTGAGGCCTAGTAGCGCGATTGATGCCGTTTTGGAAGGGGCGAAAAGGCTTGAAGACCAGTGTCCGTCCATACAATCCTGCTGCACGTTCTACATATATCGAGAAGCCAAGAGAATCATGCGGCATAAGACAAAAATTGATAGGGTAGACGCGTTAAATAAATTACCGGAATTGCTCAGGCCGCACGTAAAAAAGGAAGTGGAAAAATTATGGATAAAAGACAAATAGCTGAAATGATTGCATTTTTTTGGGCATTGGGAATAGTTGGATATATTATAAGAATTATTTTAGTCGTCGCTAAAAAGCCGCTTGACGAATAAAATTTTGTACGCTATACCATATTCATCAGCGCGGTGCTGATTAGATTTTAGATTTTAGATGTAGATGGAGATTACAAATGTCAAACCGTTCCCTCGCCGACCAGTACGCCGATCAAGACTTCGCAGAAAAAGCTGCTGCAGATGCCAGAAAGGCTCTCAAGGCTCAGATCATCGAGCTTGGCACAGAGTTGGTCGAAGGCGATCAGTACGACGTCAAGGTCTCGTTGTCTCAGCGTTCAGTAATGGATTTTGACAAGTTGTTTGCTACCTACGGCATCACCGAAGAGCAATACAAACTGTTCTCCGCGTGCACCAAGGACGGCAAGTGCTTCGAGGTTCTCAAGGTAGTGCCTAAGAAAGGAGGGGAGTAATGCTCCCCACTATCCTGTCAGTGATTAATTATAAGAAGCTTAATTCATCGGCCAAGATCCTTTGGATTAAGCTTTTTATTCGTTACGAATACCAACCATTCTCTGGTGCGTATGAAGAAATGTCAGAAGAGGTTGACGTTAAAAAATTTACAGTTCGCGCACAGATAGCAAAACTCAAAGACGTTAATGCGATCGATGTCACGGCTTTCTTTGAGAAGGGAGCGCAAGGTCAGTCTGGCAACACATATCGTCTTATAAATCCGAAGGATTGGAATAATGCCTAACATGTTAGATTACGAGCGCCTTGTGCGCCAGAATGCAGATCTCCGCGTCGAAAACGCGAAACTAAAGGGTAACCATAATGTTCAAGGAAAGGATGATAAAAGGTGGAATTTAATAGAAGCACAACCGACGATCGGGACGAGGAAGGAGGAGCTTCGCCTTCGCAAAGTGATACGGGATTGGGAGGAACGATACGATATCTTGTCGGAGCTTTACGTCCAACGCGAGATGAACCCGACAGCGGAATGGCATCAAGTGAAGATGGAACGGGAAGCTCGTCAGAGGCTCCAAACGGAAATGGCGTCACGCCGTCAATATCGAGCATATTGGCTGCAGCTGATCGTCGACAAATTGAAGAACTTAACAAAATGGAGAGTAAAATAATGTTAGTTAATAATCGTGAAAAGACCCATGGAAATTACCGCGACAACGCAACTATGAGCCAAGGATTAAAAGACGTCATGCGCGGCGGTAAAAACTGGAACGCTCTTAATGACATGCAACGTGAATCGCTTGAGATGATTGCACTCAAGATAGGGCGCATCTTAGCCGGCGATGCAAACTTTAGAGACCATTGGGATGACGTTGGAGGATATGCCCAGTTGGCAAGCGCCAATGCAGGCCCTAGTATGCCGCAGGTTAACTTGGATATAACACAAGCGATTAATCAATGACAGAAAAAGGATGGCTGGGGCCTTACGCTCCAGCCGACCGCCATGCGGATAAAGTTACAATGGACCATATCATTGACCTTCGTCGAAGGGTTGCAGATTTGGAAAAAATAGTTGTCAAGCTTGAAACACAGCGTGATAACGCTTTAGCTATGGTGACAGATATTCAACGCAAATATGCGGAGCTAACCCGAAAATGACTTATTATCGTCTCATGGGTGAACAACGAGGTTTCTTGAGCCGTGGATCTATGCTAATAGACGAGGGCATGGAGTACGATGAAGCCATCGAACTTCTTCAGATTGTTAAGAGTGAAATGCCTTTGTGGCAATTTTGGTTAATAGAACAGGAATTTATAGATGGAGAAGTACAAGAGAGTGTTTGTTCCGAACCCGAACACTCGGTTTGATCCAGAAGAACTTTCGACATTCGGGAAATCAATCATTTATGTTTGTGATTTACCAATGTTTGATAATTTGATCGGAAACGAGAACGTGCGCCGATTTGAAGGTCGAATAGCCGAACGAATGGCCGACTTTGACCCAGCCACTGACGTTATTGCGTATTATGGCGACAGCATGATTTTTGCAATGATGGTA